TGCACTTGAACAACAGTGAAAGCATCGCCCCATGCATTTCCAATCGCAGGATCAAGTGCCACTATACGAAGCTGGTTTTGGCCTGAGGTTGTGACCGTTGATGCATTTACAGTACATGCAGAAAGTCCAGTCGTTGTAGAGCCTGCCGTGATATTAGAGAAATCAACCTGCGCACCAATACTTGTAGTAGAAGCCAAAGAAGCATCAGCTTGTACCGAAAATACCATATTTGGATCATTCCATACCCAAGCATATACTGGGGATGCAGCACCACCAGTATAGGTAGTTCCTGCAGTCCATTGGTCAGAAGAATGTGGAACGCCTTGCGAATCAACCCATGTGATACCGGCAAACACGCCATAGATATCACCAGTGACTGCAGCAATAACAATATTACCGCTAGAATTTAGCTGAACAGGCTGATATTTTAAAATATTGGTATTATAACCAGAGGCAATACCCCCAACGATACCAACTGCATTTGCATCGCCTTGCGGACTATACGCTGGGCGAATACCGAATGGATTAGATACTGCAACCATTTATTTTCTCCTTAAATTATTATCTTATACCAACGAAGTTAGGCGCTTTTGCCTGCCCCAAAGAATTGAAACCATCTGAAACGCCGCCATTGAAATCACCGCCCGTATAAGCAACATTACGGCCCTTACCGTCTTGCCCAATACGCACTGAGTCTCTTAGATTTTTAGCCGATTCATTTGGAAGTGTATGATGTAGGTAAGTCATGTCCTGAACCCATAAATCATATGGGATTTTCGCTAAGACCATTTCATTTACTGAAATACGGTCTTCCGTTAGATCACCGCCTTTTTGTGAATTAAGTGCGAAATCTGGAAGCTCTGCACGCTTTACCAATTCATACCCAAGACGAAACCGTGTCTCTAAGGAGTCCTTACTATTTGTCGTAGTAAGCCATACCAAATGATAGCCTGGCATATCAGGGGGAATTGGAAGAAGGGTATTGGTATCACGCAACATGGCATGACGTTCTGCTGCACGTACGGCATCAGTCTTTTCGCGGTTTTCAGTGATAGTGCGGTCTGTGGTTAAACGATCTGCACGAGCTGAACCATTATCAGCTCTTTTTGCAATACGTTCATCTTGGTTATCGGCGCTAGCCATAAAGTCATCTCCAAAAAATTTAATGGGAAATGATTTTTATAGCGTCTTAGCGCAATCTATTCGGCATCATGAGGAAGAATTTAAACTTCCCTAGCCAAGATCCTACTCAGGTATCTTTCACAAGATAATGAAGTAGAATTAATTATAAGTCAAATAAAATAATTGAATTAGTTTAATGCATGTATGTTTTGGGATGAAAATTCGCAATACAATATTAGTCTATCCTTGTCAGAATCATTAAAAGCATAATGTGATTTTGAGCCATCAAATATTATTGCTTTGCCATTTTCTTCTCTTTCAAATTCACCATCTACTGATAGATAACAGCCAAGCGGTACATCTAGTCCTAAATGAAATGTCAGCAATCCTTCAGCAAGCATTTCTGGATGAGCATGCATTGGCAAAAATGTACCGGCTTTGAATAAAGAAAGATTAGCAAATTTAATTCCAGATATTTTCTTCAATAAACTTGTCGTATAAGGAAGTCCAGCATCACCAAGTGGATAATTATAGTTAATAGCTATGCCATAATTTAACCAGCCATTATGTCCATCCCAGCCCCTTATCCATTGTGGTTTCTGGCTTTTTACTAAAGCATGGGCAACATCTTCACGGCTTAAACTCGTAACATCAATATCCATGATATTGTTTCGGTCAATGGCATTACACTCAGTAGCAATGGATTGCCAATTATCTTTTAGCGAAGAAAATATATCGTTTATCACTACTGAGCATTTCTATTTTCTTTAATGCCAACTTGATAACGATGAATTATACGATTCCTCTTTTCAACGTCATCCCAAATACCATTTCTCTTTAGTTCATTTATAAAAGTAGTTGGAAGAGACACACTAATTTTACCCTTGATATCACCACGATTAGCATTACCTCCAACAGGAGGCGAAGAACGTTTCTTGACTACTGGGCGTTGTACCGTGTCATCATCGTCATCATCAGAATCATTTTTATCTGCATATTTCTCAGGCAATCTTTCAGCTAGCCTATCGTCTAGTTCATCCCAGAAGTCGTCACTCTTTGGATCATATCCCTCATTAACCATCACTCCGCTGATAGCTTTGGCAATTTCGCTATCTATATCTTTACCATTCGCATTATACCACGTGTTTTTTTCAGCCCATAACTTCGCTCTATTTACAATAACAGGATCTGGCTGATTAGGATTTTGCTCATATTGCTGTACTGGAGCCTTATCCAGTTGCGTTTTGAGATTTTGCAATTGCTCAATACGGCGCTGCGCATCATACATAACACGCATAGCTGCAGTTGCTTTAGCGCCATCACCTTCCGTAAATGCTGCTGCATGGTCTTTCTCTGCCTGAGCAAATGCTGCTGCAGTATCATTAAATGCTTTATCAACTTCAGCACGGTTAATACCAGATAAACGCGTATCAACTTCAGATTTCCAACGCGTTAATTGCTCAATCTGCTGCTGTTGCTGCGAGATGATTGCATCTTTCTCATTGAACTTTTCACCAATACGCTTTTTACGAAGGTCACGCTTCTCTTTGTTGGTAAGCTGTTGACGCTCTTTCTTAACCGTTTTATCTACGGGGTTACGCTCTTTTGCAATACGCTCATCTGACTCTTCACGCACATCATAATCAGGAACCTCATTCTTGCCATCGGTATCTTCAACACCTAGCTCTTTACCAATAGCAGCAGCTTTATCAGCGGTAGCGTCAACATCATCATGTTCAATTATATCTTCGTCAGCCATAAATAATCTCCCTTAAATATATGCTTTTACTTCTAATGGATTGCCGGTTTTTTTAGCCAATAGGTCAATGTCGTTTATAAGCATGAAAAGTACGTATTCCTTATCAGAAGTTTCTACGAACCATTTATCCTGATTGAATTTAGGAATGCGGATATAATCACCCACTTTGCACCACTCACCTTCCGGCCATAACTCACATTTATCGCGGTTTTTAAATGCAACAGGGCCTATTGCTCTTACTTTGGCAATCTGTGTATTCCACATTTCTGTTTCAATAGAATCATGGGTAAGAATAATGCCGCCTTTAGATCTTGTTTTTGGGCTACGTAGCTGCACAATTACACGTGAGCCAAAAGGCTCAAACCCAGGATCTATATCTGGAAATGCAATGGCTATTTCCTCTTCGGTATAGGTTCCTTCTGGTCGTAGTTGTAATCCTTGTGGATTATGGCTAGTCATCTTCGTCCTTCTTTCTGGCATCCTCGATAATCCTCAGCCCTTCGCCAAGCCCTATCCAGACACCTAATTGTTTAATAAACGCTTCGTAATCCTGTGGAGGAGTCTTGAATACAGACTCCATCACGGAAAACTGTTTGGCTTTTATCTCTAAAATGACGCTTTCAATTCTCATTTACCGCGCTTTTTAATATGACCACCTTCTTTGCATGCCATGCCACCTTGTTTCATTTTTAACGCAGATGGTTTTACTGTTTCTTTGATAAGCTTTTTATCTGCTTTTTCATCAGAATGTACTTTACCACCACGCTTCATGCCGGTGACTTTTTCACCTTCTGCCATACGTTTATGCTGGTTTACTGCACCCTGTGTTTGGCCTTTGCTTGAATGTCTATCCATGTTATTTATCCTTATTAAGTTTAATGATTACTTTTTTAGCCTTATCTTTCTTAGGTTTTTTCTTCTCTCTTGCAGGTCTGTCTTTTGCTTTACCCATAGTCTATTCTCCTTTGTTGAGTGATGCGCCATCACTAAGGCGCGTACCGCCATCAGCAGCAATTTTCATCGCTGCTATATGTTGTGCAGATGCATTATCATGAATGGTTTTTGCTAAATCAGTTTGTGATTGTAACTCTGCAGTCTGTAATGTGGTTTGTGCATCTACACCCATCTTCTGCATTGCAAGATGGTAATCCTGTTGTGCTTGTGTAAGTTTGGCTTGAATCTCAGCAATTTTAGCTTGCGCATCAGCTTGTACCTTTTGCTGATTAAGTGACAATTGCTGTTGTGCTATTTGCTGTTTACCCTGCACATCTGCTTGTGCTACCTGAACCATGGGATCAACAGGTGGTTTTGGTGCCATAGCCTGTAATTGCTGCATAGCCTGAGCTATCAATTGCGGTATCTTGGCAAATGCTAATTGAGATGCTTTATCTACAACGGCGCATGACTTAGCCATTGCTACAGAAGAATCAGGACTATCATCCCAATCAACTTGAGCAGGATTTTTACCCATAGATTGCGCAGCATCCGCTTTCATCATTTCCTCGTACCAGACAAGCAAATGGTCTTGCAGATGATTAATCGCACCCGGTATAAACTTTTGAGCAATTGCTGGTGATTTTCCAAATAATGGATTCTGGGCAAAGTCTAAAAGCACTTGGATATGTGCTTCATGATTCTGTCCGGTAAATGCTTTAACTGGCTTGCCCATTACTAGGCTTACATTTTCATCCACCGGATTAAGTGGGGTAGCTTCAGGTGCAGGAGGTAAGAAATCCTCATAGTCAGGAATCTTTGCCATTTCAAATGCACGTGCGTATAATTTACGTAAGTCAAATATCTGTGCAACGGCAGGATTAACCGCAACGCCCTGATTATAGGATTGCATTACAAATTGAATCTGTGCAAAGCGCTGTGTCTCACTAAAGATATTAGGGTCACTTACCGGATGCACATCCATTGACCCTTCAAAGTCAGCACGTCCTATATGGTCTTCCGGGTCAGAACCATATTGCATATCATCGGGTAAATGGTCACGATTTAAACGGTGTAATATCTCTAAGCATCTACGCTGTGAATCATGTAGCCTTGCATGGATAGAACTAAATACTTTAGCACCCTGCTCTATTAACGCTAATGCAGTTCCAACAGGCATTTGATTAGAAGCCTCGGCTATTTTTTCTTCTGCACTACCTACAACTTGCTGCGCCCACTCTGTGAGTAGTCCTAATAGCTGAAATAAAATAGGCGAAGGCGGATTGAAAGGAATAGGCATGTATATCTTGCGGATATCATCTTGCCCCATGGAATCTACTTCTGTCACCTGTGTAGGCGAAATGGATAACGATGCACCTCCTGGATTACCACGTAGCTTTAATCCACCCTGCATATTGGAAATAAGTGCGGAATCTAATATAGCGCGTAATGCCCCAGTTAATGCATCGGGTAATCCAGCCAAGCATTGCAATAAGCTTAAAGAGAATACGCCGCGCCATGGAATGAAATTGAAATCAACAATATATTCGAGTTCATCCTGTGTCTTATTATCTTCATCCCAGTTACGATAAAGTGAAAGAATCTTACGGCTTTCTTCATCAATCGTTATGAGATAGGGACATGCTTTATCTTCTGGCGCTTTAATATCAGAATATATGGTATCATATACACAGCCTTCAAATATTAATCGTTCGCCTGTAATGCTTGAGTAATCATTACGCTTGCCTTCAATACGGGCTGTTTGTCTAGCGGATTCTGTTTCTTTTTCCTGATTCTGGTAGCTTGTGGGCAATGATAAATCACGATATGCACCCGATAACACACGGCGTTCATATTCAAAATCACTGACATTCATCTTATGGAATTTGCGCTGCACATCAAAGAAGTTGCGTGCTTCATATGGCAACACCATGTCATCAATAGGTATGAACTCAACATTGGGACGTAACTTACCTTCATCCCAATAAAGCTTCATGTATTGAGAACCACCCACAGGTACTTGCGTTAAAAGCCGCTCAAGTTCAGGACGGTAAGAACGCATTTGCTCGGTTAACTGCCAGTTTAAAAACTCAGTCTTACGAGTAGCCCTGTCCATTTTCTCTTTATTGGGTTTTCCTTCTACCTTAGCACGTACCGGACCATCAGGCGGGAATAATTCTTTAATCGACGATGCTGCAAAATCAATATAGGCCTGCATCAATACGGGATGTGTTACTTTAGATGCGCCTTCAAATTCTGCTCCACCTGGTGCAGGTCCACCAAGCCCAGCTTTTTTTAATCCTTCTGCCTGCATCTTATCACGCTCTTCACGTGCCTCAATGTCTTGGTCTATTAGCTCAAGGTATTTACGTGCTAGCTCATCTAACTCTGCTTCTGGTAATGTTTCTGCTAAGTTTTCAAACCAGCTTGATGATGTAGGAGGTGCATTACCATCAAGTAGAATGGTTGTAGTACCATCTTTATTATCAATTTCTTCAGGGATTGGCTCTGCTATTGCAGATGCATCAACTTCAACGTCTTCAGTAGGTAAATCGTCCATGCTGTCTGCCCAGAGCTAACGTGCTGAAAGGCCACTTCATCGGACGCTATTAAAGCATCAACGCTAGTCGTGGTATTAATGTTATAACATTACATACTACATGTTGGAAAAAGTCAATATAGCCAATTTATTTATTTGCAGAAAATATTTGTAAGTTATTAAATATCTATTTCTCTCTTAACAATAGGAAGATGTTTCCATTCCCCATTTTGATCACATTGCTGTAGCATTACCGTAGTATAAAATATTTCATAGGATTATTTATTTTAATGACATAAGGCGTATAAGACCTTTTTCAGTAACCTTTAACCCACCAAGTTTTTGTCAAGATAGCCTAGTTCAACTAGCTTATTATCAATTTCTGGGGTTGATACTAATTGACCTCCACCATTTGCGCGTAACATAAGTATTTTTCGTTCTTCTGCAGTAATATCACTCATAATTTATCTTTTCTATGTCTTGGTTACAATATATACATTTTATAACACCATTTTGGTGTATTTTACATCCCGTTTCCCCTCCTGATATCGTTACAACATCTCCTACTGAAGCATTAAGCGGTAAGTTTATTTTAACGATAGAGTCAGCTTTGGCGGCTTGCCATATGTCAAATGCAGAGAAATCCCATTTTACACTTTCAGCCCATTTCTCAAAAGCCTCACGTTCGTTATTGGTCATTTGATTAAATCCTTCCAATATGGTTGCGGTGAGCTCGGATGTTTCGGCCTTATATCATTTGTTCCATAACCGACTGTTATGCGATTATTTGCCTTATCGTCTAGGTACATATTTGCTCGCATTTCATCACTTATAGGCTCTCCAGTTCCAGCGTCATGAGTTGGCAATAAGAGAAGGTGAACAAGCTCTTTTATGAAGTCAGCTATTTCTTCTTTCATACGTCCCTACACCTTCTTGATATAATCGAGTTGACTATTAAACAGCTTTGCCAGCCAGTATCTTAAGCCTGTTTTTCTATACACACCGTACATCCCATCCTGGGCCATGAAATAGAATGATGCTTTACTGGTGAATATAATTTTAAACTCCTGATCACCCATAACTACCTACCTTCATCCTTTCCCAATATGACTTTTGCCTTGGTGGAACAACTTTACCACGCAAGAATCCCATTTTATCCAGAACTGATAAAGCTTGTACAATTGTATCGACACCATCATCATGTGCAACATTAGGAAAATATAGCATTTGTTCATGCCATTTGGAAAGCCAATTCATAGGATATCCCTTACGTTTTGGATTACGACTTTCAGGTATCCATAGATAGCCATCACGTACTAAATGGCTTACCAGATTAGCACGTGCAACCTTATCAAGCTGACCAGGATTATAAGGATATACGGCAACTCCTGCCCTTCTTAACTCTGGTATTAATGCAGAGCCGCTTTGCTTATCCTCAATGATTATTGCATCTACGTCTTTATCGTTCTTACCGAATTTATTGCCATATTGCTTAATTACCTCATCGCGTAAATCTGGATATGGTACACGTTCCATATAGCAATCAAGTACCATTACAGAATATTTAGGGCTTCCCTCGGTAGCTTTGAATAATCCCAAAGCAAGTATGCAAGAATCATCAGCAGAGTTTTTAATTGAGAATGCACCATCAAGGCTTAAGAATACCGCATCAAATACTGGCAATTCCATATCTGCGGGCCATAACCTGAACCAATCAGGCTGAAATATAACCGAATCTTCAGCTAGTGGATTCTGAAGCATTTGTGAGGCTATAATTGCTGGTGACATATCAGCAAGCTTTCCTTCCCATTCCTCTTCTGAAAACATCACTGGGTTACCGTCAATACGCCCATTATCTGTTGCAGGATAAATACGAGGCTTAATTACACCACGCTTGATGTATTCCTCATAAGCATCGCCAAGCTTATAGCGTGTGCCTATCATACGCCTGACACCGCCTTGCTTGCCAAGGTTATTAGACATATCCAAGGCATCAATTACCTTACGCATTTGGTCAGGCGTACTTACAGAAGCAGCCGTTACTACATCGTCATAGACGCGTAAATAGAAATGCCTTCCTGTTGGCATCCCATCGATCAATCCATGGGCTTCAACAGTGGACTCAGGAGGATTTCCCTTACGCTTAACAATCAGCCCATCATCTTCGGACCATTTAGGCGCATATTTCTCCGGATTATCAAACAACACGTCAGGAAAGCATGCCTTAAGCCGTGTATTGGATTCAAATTCCCGCTTAATAACCCGCAAGAATGACTTGGCAATAGCGCGTGTATGTGAGAAAATACCTATTGTTATTTCTGGATCACGTAATATATCCTGTATTGTCTTGGCTATCGTTATTACAGTAGATTTACCATGTTCACGTGCCCATAGGTCAAGATACCCATCAGGATTAGCCTCAACCTCTCTACACCTAGCAAAAAACCAATCCGTATCAGCAAAGCTTCTGTTCAATCCATATACTAGCAAAAAGAATAAATCCTGCTGGCATAACTCATTAAACCGTATCCTCTGATGCTCCGGGCTTAAACTCGCTAATGATTTCAGAAAGGGGAGATAATGTAGCCTCGACTGTAACTGAACCTGAGTGCTCATTCTTTACCTCTAATTTATCCCCATATTTCTTAGGGCGCAGCTTACTTGCCACCCATTTAAGATTATCTGCCTGGAACCTACGTAATTGAAAATCGTCACCCGTGGCTAATTCTGTAAACTCAATCTGTTTATCTAGATAATAATCAGCCTGTTCTTCACGCGCACGCGCGATATTGGCACAAAATTCTTCATTCTCTCTTATCCATTTATTAATAGTACCCCTGCTAGGAACGTTATCATCCTTGCAAATACTAATGAGAGAACGGCCTTCTGCAAGCTGCTCACAAATATAATCAGACATTTTCTGTGTAAACTCTACGGTCATAAATTGTATTTCTAATATTATTACAAAATCCCATGGCCGATAAGTGTAGCCGCTACCCAAAATGCTAATCCAGCACCTACAAGATTGAACCTTCCTGATGGAACATTAACGGCAGCCAAAACAAATAACACGAATGCAAATATTAGACAAATTGTGGAAGCCATTTTTAAATCCTTTTAATTGTTATATTTTATAATTAACTGTCATGTTATAACATTACACCTTTCTCTTATTTTATGCAATACGCTGTATAGAATTTATACTAATGCTAAAATAGTTGTTGACCTAAAGATTATCACCATGCTAATATGTTTTCCAGAGACAAGTTAAACATCAATAGGAGATTACACAATGTTCACACCAATTATTCATAACTTAGATTCCACTGATACAGGCTTCAAAGAAGTACAATATTATAATAAGCTTATCGGTGAGCGTCCTTCCGCTGGCATGACCAGTTTAAAAGAAAAGATTGAAACCGTTAGCGCTTGGCGCACCGCTTGCCGTAAAGCATTGGTTGCGGCTGAACAAGCTGTTGGCGTTAAGACTGTACCGGCTAACGATATCGTGGGATTCTTAACTTTAGATGTGAGGGCATAATCATGTACGATTTAGAATACTATAATAACGGCATGTTTACCCGTTTTATTCCCAATACGCCCTCCGGTGTTGAAGCTTGGCATGTGATGGCAAAAGATAATGGAAATGCAGCGGTATGGTCTGCACACGCGCAAGATGTAATAGCTCAATTGCGCAAAGCGGGATATTCAGTAGCTAAGGCAAAGAAACCGACTAAAATTACCGCACAAGAAGTTGACCAGCTATTAGCAGAATTGGGAGTATAGTATGAATACCAAAACATCCATCCTTATCCAAATCCTACGTTATGCTGATAGGCCCGCTGAAGTAGCAAAGCTATTAGACGATGCCGCCAATTGCATTGAAAGACAGGCAAAACGTACTGACTTAGCTATTGCTGAACTTTGCGCCATAATTGACGGCGGTGAAGAGTGCCGGGGTCGCGATAGCGAGATTAGCCATATAATACGTATTTTGGAAGGTGAAACGTTATGAAAACTGGAACATATAAAATAATCAAAGAATCCAATATTCATGAAATCAATCCAGCATATCTTGCTGAACTATATGCTAATATGTATAGTGAAGAACAAGCTGCATTCTGGCATTTAGTTGCATTTCATTTTGTAGAATATGGCGGCGGGAAAGGATGTATGCAAAATTGTATGATTGCTGAATCTTTAACACCAAACGCAATAGCGCATATTAAAAATCTTTATGACCATATAGCTTTAAATGAGGAAAAAGCATGAAACCAGAAACTACAACCTTAAAGAACCTGTTTTCTGCCTTTGCGGCTGATATAGAAAAAGTGGCAAATGAGGCATTAGGGCCTCGCACCGATACGCGAGTATGCGTTCCTCCTGAGATAATAGATTATTGGCTACAGCATATAGAAATGATTATGGAAGTAGAAACTAAGTCATTACTGGGAAAGGAAAATGAATAATGTCACTCATGCTATGCAACAAATGCTCTACTGTTGTAGATACCGATGATGACGGCGATAGTCTGTATGTTATCGGATATGACGATAAATGTGTGTGCGAAGAATGCCGTGAAGAACATGATTTAAAAACAGAGTTCGATTAATGGAATCATCCGAATTAAAACAAATTCTCCTAGACATGTACGGCAAAGAATATGGCTCAGGACGCAAACTAAGCGATGACATAGGAATAAACGAAGTAACCATAAGCCGCTGGCTTACCGGATTCAGCCCTATAAGCAAAAGCATGGCTATTTTTATTCGGCTTATCCATTATCTCGACACACACAAAATACCATGGCGTAAGAAAATAATTCACAATAATAACAACAGCCGAAAACGGCAAATTAACAAGGATTTATAATAGTATAATACGGTGTTTTTTTCAAGGAAATTCAGCTACATATTGAGTTATTTTTTCTTCTATTTGTTTTGCTTCGAGAGGTTTGGTTGTCATATTAGTAACCTATAGTATAATGCTTAATTTTATCGGAAATATACCCTTCTTGGATAAAGGTAATTATACTACCAATTGCTAATGAATTTGCTCTTTTTCGAGCGATATTTATATCATTAGTATGACCACAATAATCCCAAGAATTATTTGCAGTATCGAAAGCCATAATTACGTATTTTGCTTCAGTCATAACTACCTTAAATAATTGAATTATTATACTTTATATTTTTCAAAAATTCACCCGCATATCTACGCTTAATCATTTCTCTGCACCAATGTGGATTAATTCCAGCCATGCTGCATACATTATTGAAATGACTGTTTGACAATAAAAGAAATGCTCTTGCATCACGGCATAATTTATCTTTTACCGTTTCCTCTACCACATAATTTACCGCTCCAAATGCATCCTTGATAGCCATTTCTATTACTGCCAACCATAGGTTAATCTCCGCCATGCTATCACATGATGAATTACTGAGAATAAAACCATATTCCAAATCATCAAAATGCGTGTCTATGGTTAGCATTTATTATTTTTCTCCCACGGATATTCATCCCAACCGTAGTTAAAATTCAATTCTTCATGTTTTTTAATAGATCTAGTGGCAAAGAATGTGATTAGGCGTGTCCGTTTATTAATTAACCATTTCAAATTTCCCTCATGGGCATGTGCCAGAAGACAAACATAACCCAATGGCATGAAACAATACCCGCGATGAAAGTAATACTCATGAAGTGCTGTTGCGTTAATATGATGCCATTGCTTTCCAGGAAGAATTACAAAAGGTTCCTGAAGAACAATATCACCTTTTTTAATATTACGAGAAGCAAAGAGGCAATAACCCTTTTTGCGGGTATTTTTATAATATGATTTATTCATTTGATACCGCTTCCGGTATAACTTCCGGCTCAGGATTTACATTTAAACGCGCAATAGCCACCCAAATTGACTCGCTAGAGTTAGGATAGCCTAAAACCTGATGTACAAGTGCCTGATTTTCTTCTGGCACTTCAAACACCAATTGATAGGCCTTACGGCTGGCAACGCGTTTTGTATTACAATAAACGGCGCTTATTGCTGTGGGGGTATCGGTCATAATTTCTTTCCTGCTAAAAATTTGTGATGGTATTCTACAAGCAAAACCTCTTTGGTTGGATTAAGCCTTGATAACCTTATTGCCTGATGACGAGCATGATCATAATTGCTGATAAATCTTGGAATATCTCCACGTTCCACAAACACCATAAATCCCTTTGCCATGGCTATTTTAGCTCCTTCTTGATTTTAGAATATTCAATACACTTTTCTTCGTGAGGAAGAGTTTTGTTAATCAATTCCGATTTGGTACATTGCCACCATGACGTTTCTAAATGATAAGTAGAAAAATGCTCACACAATAGAAATGCGATTAAGAATACCGATAGAGACGTCAATATTGAAAAAGAAAAAACTCCAAATATCCTAATTATATTTTCCATCACTATCTCCTTTTCCATTTATGTTTTCTGCAATGCGCACAAAACCAATGCTGCATGTAATCGCCTATGACTTTTCTAAATCTATGGATTCC